TCCTAAAGGTCGTAAAAGATAATGGTCTATATTTTTAATAACTGTTTTTATATTACCACTTGCAGCATTCATTAACATAGATATGCCTGATGCAGTTCTACCTACACCTGTTATACCTGTTTGACCATGTGCAAATGAGGGTAATCCTGTTGACTCATCAGCTAATTGTCTAGCTTTATCAAATAACTGCATATTCTCTGAGGATACATTTGGATATTTAGTTCCAAAAATAGCTTGACCTGGAGCGCCACCTTGTCTTCTAAATATTTTGCCTGGATAGACAGATAAATCTTGACCAGGAACTAAGTTAGTTTCATCTACTTCTATAAGTAAATTACCTGACAACACACCATTATCAACAGCCATTCTCATAAAACCATTCATTAATGTTTGTGTATCATCCATATTTTCAGCTATACCTACACCAAAAAATGAATATGGATTAAGTTCGTATGGTACAGCCATATATGGTATTTTAGCAGGTTTAAATGGATTTAATACCATCCTTAATAGCTTGCCATTACAAGTCCAAACATTTGCTTGTAATTCATCTGTATCTTTTAATTCAGCAGGTATATCTACACCTTGTTCAATTAATAACTCTGTGTCTATCATACCCCAATATTCTAATACAGAAAATCTATCTATGCCATAGTCAGGAGCATAATCTGTTAAATCATCTTCCCAATACTTTTTAACATAGTTTTCACCCATTTCTATAACTTCATCAATTACACTATCTCTAAAGTATGGTCTCTTTTTTAATGCACGTAATTGACTTCTAGACATTTTATGTCTTTCAATTACATATTGTGCTTCTTCCATACTATGTGCATCAGGGTCAGGATAAAAATTCCAAACAGATACTTGTGTAACTTCAGGTACAGTTTTCATTAAAGGACTATAATCTCCACCATCTTCCCAATTAGGATATTCTTTATCTATAGCAAAAGGTCCTTTCATTATACCTGTACCAAATAAAGACATCTCAAAAGCTGCACTTCTTAGATGCATAGAAGCATTTGATTCTTCTAATTGGTCATGTACTTTCTTTTGCATTTTTTTAGCTGCTATCATAGCAGGGCTAAAAGTTATAGACGATGGAGTTAAACCTGGACCTTCTTTTAAATTATCTATATCTGCTAACTTTTCAGATAATGGACCTAATGAATCTTTTAATGATTTTTCAGTAGCACCTGCAGGTAACTCTTTGCCATCACCTTTAAATCCATAAGGACTTTCTAAACCTTGTTCATCATTTAATTGTTCAGGAGCTTTAGGGTCAAAGTGTACATCAGCTACAACACCATCAGGTAATTCTGTAGGTTCTATACTTAATGGAAATTTATTACCACCAAACAACACATCTACTATTTGTCCATATGCTGCTAATGTTTTTGTTTTTGTAACTTTTATAAATACTCTAGATTTTTCTGCTTCAGTAAATTGTACATCAGGTCCATATATACCTCTATAATTTCTATATGCTCTTAGCCATCTATCTTCATCTTGCTGTCTATAATCATCAGACTTTTTATATCTTTCCATTATATAGTCAACAACAGATTTTACTTGAAAGTTTTCAGGAGTATCTGTATCATCTAATGCAACTGCATTATCATTTATATCCATTTCTTTTTCTTCAGCCATATATTTTCCTTAATAACCAAATGTAGAATCTGCTATTGGCATACTACTTGATGGTTTTCCATGTGGGTCGTAATCAAATATACTAAACCTTGGTCTTGACATTATACCATATCTTAAAGCATCATATAAATGGTCTTCTGCTTTTGTATCTACATCTTCAGGATTTCTTTTATCTAAAGGTATAGATGGTAATTGTGCCACTATATTTGTACAGGTATTAAAAAATATTAACCTAGGTTCTTCAGTAAATTCATCTACCTGTAATCTTCTATGTATTTCATTTTTTCCTGATACACGAGAACCCTTACTTCTATCAGAAGGTCTCCATCTACAACCTCGTATAATCATCTGTTCTGCTAAAGAAGGACCTGTATCTCCTCTTTTATGCCATAAACTTGAATCTAATACACCATATTTAATATTGCCATCACCTGCTTCAGCATCTAATACCATATCAGCTAAATCTGTCGCCAATACTTTTGATACATAAAGTTCACGATATACAATAAGTTGTTCATTTGGCGAAACAGCAAACCAAAGAACACCTGAATAACTTCCATAACCATAATCGCAAGCCCTAAACTTAACCCAATTATTAGGAATACTAAAGGGGTCAACAACGTGTACTTTCCTATCAAACTCAGTAAATGCTGCACCTTCTTTAATATCCCAGTCACCTTCCAATAATTGTCTTCTTTGTTGTTCAGGAAGGGAAAGTAGCATTGCTTCATAGTCTCCACTTTCTGCGAGGTATGGATTATCAGATAATCTTGCAGGAATAAATCTCCGTTTGAATAAAGGTTTGCCTGCTTTAGAATGTCCTGATGGATATTTAAGGACTTCTCCTGTTTCAATATCTGTTGCATTAAATGACTTTCCATATGCAGCAGGGTCTATAAACATTTTTTTAACCCAATGATGCCCAACACCTCCTGGGTTTGTTGTAGCTCTCATAAATATGGGCAAATCACTTGCTGTAGAACGTAAACGAGAACGCATATAATTCCAAGCAAAAGGTGTAGACCACTGTGTTAACTCATCAAAACCTATCCAACTAAATGCTAAACCTTGATAACGCATTACGTCTTCATCTCTATCAAGATATGACATCCATAATCTTGCACCTGATGGTGCTACCCACTGCATCTTTCTTTCGTACCACTTGATACCTTTCCAGATTTGAGGATATAACTCTTGAGATTTAAATATAAGTTCTCTAAGTTCTTCTGTTGTATGTCTAAGTAACAATCCACTAAATTGTGAATGACCCATATATCTTAAAGGGTCTGCTAACATAGCATAACTTTTGCCACCACCTGCTGAACCTCCATATAGAACTTCTCTTTCTGAAGCAGCTAAAAAATCTGTTTGAGGTCCTTCATTAGGTTTAAATAGTATATTAGCTTCTTCTTCTTTTATAGATTCTAATGTACTATAGTTCTGTAACGATTGTTCCTTTGTTTGCACCTGTTCTTTCGTTTTCGATTTGATGCGCTTTGGCGATTGCCTTTTGCGCATATTCTGCCCACTGACGGATGCTTTTAGCTTTGTCCTTACGTCGTCTTTCATTCATTAATCTTTTTCTTAAACCTATATGAGAAATACTTCTACCTGTATTAGCTGTTAGCCAATTAGCTACTTCTCTATACGAATATTGATTTATATGTTGTCTAGCTTTTTCTAATAAATCTAATTCTTTTGATACAGGTCTTAAAATATCAGGGTCATTATTATCCTGTATATATCCAAAAGGTATTGTTCTAGCTATACGAGGTATTGATACCCACTCATTTCCATCTTTAATATCTGTAGGTTGAGGTAACTTCCACTTTCCTAAACTTCTACTCATCTTCCTCTGATACTTGTTTAGCAGGCATTAACATAACACCACCTGTAGATTCAACTTGCATCTTTTCAGTTTTAACTAATCCACTTCTATCAAGTAATTCTTTTGCTGCAGACATTTTATCTTTAATGCCTAATTCTGTAGGGTCATATAATCCACCTACCATAGCCATAGCAGCTTTAGGTGCGTTACTTGCCATATATATTTGCGTAGCTTCTAATATTTCTTCTTTTAAAGACTTAATTATTTCTTGATTATTTGTAGCAGGAGAATAACCTGCAATAACTTTAGCATCTTTAATATTACCATTTGCATCTGTAAATAATACATCAAGAAATTTCTGTTGCCTATCTGTTAGTTTTCTAGCCATGTTTTATAAACTTTCTTTCTTTAGGTTTAAAGAGTTCTATTAAATTTTTAATATGTCTCTTTCTTTGCTTTTGTTGTTTTAACTCAAGCCTACTGCCTGCATTCGTGATATAAGCCTGTCTGCTCGATTTGTTACTTGTTTGTACCATCTTGAATCTTTCATTTGATACCCCGCTTCTAACCAATTACCATCGTGTATAGCCTGTATCATTTTCTTAAATTTAGATAATCTTGGTCTACCCATATTAAACATCATATTAGCTAAAATTAATCTAACTTCTTCAGGTAGTTTATCCCAATCATCAAATAATTTTTTACATTCTCCTAATGTTACATATATGTCTTGTTCGAATGCTTCGTTAACTCGTATTTCATCAATCGGTGTTCCCATCCCCATTTGGTGTTCAGGGTCTTTTTCAGTAATAAGATGTCCGATACCAAATGTAGGTAATCCAAGGTGGTCCAGATATACTTCGTATTTACATCCCTCATCTATTTTAAGTTCCTCTCTCAATCTATCGGTAAATGTTTCCATTAATGTGTCCTTTTTAATTTTTCATTTTCTTTTAATATAGTATAGTATGCTTTAGTTAATTCTTTTAAATCGTCTTGTAATGTAAATATAGTTTCTCTAGCAGCAAGTAGCTCTCTTCTTAATGCTTCTTCAAATGTTTCTTCGTGATTTTCCCACCCATTTGCTTGAATCATTTTTTACCACCTAATGCACTAAAACCAAAATATGCTCCCACAAGACCACACATCGATATATATTGAGTCATAAGTATACTTTCTGCTTCTGCAAGTCTGTCTGGGAATACCAAAGTTAGGATAGTGGTAATACCCATAAGAATAATTAAAACCCATGCCATTCTCCTTTTGTTTGATTGATACGCATGTTTATCAGGTATCAAATCATTACTATTACTACATTTACAACTTTCGTTTTCACCACATTCACACGACATTAAAATACCACCTTAATAACCCTGATAAAAATATAAATGATGCTACACTATTAATAAATATTAAAGCTCTGTCATGCCATAATATTCCTACTGTACACCAACCTATAACACCTATTAAATGTAGTCCTAAGTTCCAAGGTTCTGTTCCACCTACAGATGTAAGTGCCATAGCTATGAGAAGTATTACACTTGCTGACCATTTAATATACCACGATAAATCGTGTTGTGGTGTTATCTTCACTTTTTCTTATTTATCATTTGTAAACCTTGTTTACCAAATCTATAACCAAAACTAGAACCTATAATAATATATAACATATTAGAAAACCAATTTGGTGTAGACTCTTGTAAAAATACAAATCCTTCTTTTACATAGGGTTGTGTCCAAGGCAAAAAACAACAAATTAATATTGCTCCAAAGATAAGTGACCAAAATTCATCTTTCCAACTTTCACCCATCTGACTTGTTAATGATTGTTCATTAAGCATACTAGATGTAGCTTCTGTTTCATAAACCTTAGCTTCAGCTTTAGCACGAGCAACTTTAACTTCTGTCTCTGCTTTTGCTTTACTTACTTTACCTTCTAGCCATGTACCTGCTAGAGATGTTATAGGACTTATTAACGCTTGAAACATATTACCACTTTACCTTATCTGCCCAATAAGCTGCTGACATTTTACCTTTTTTAATATTTCTACGATGCCTAGCTTTAAAAGACTTTCTTTTAGCTTTCATTCTATCTGACTCACCTGCTTTAGGTTTACCTGCTGTGCTAGCTCCTTGTTGACCAAAGCGTATTATTTTTTCTTTACCACCTTCGCATGCTTTTACTATATGCGACTTAGTAGGATGGTTAGGAGTTCGCCTTGGTTTATTACAAGGCATTTTATCTTTGTCAACACGCTCTGCCATTTTAACCTTGAAAGAATATATGATATATAAGTAAACCTATAATAAATAATTTACCATAATCTAAATCAAATTTAGTGCCTTCACCAAATCTTTTATTCCATACATCAAATTTAATTTTTTCCCAATTAATCATGTTGTTTCTCCTTTACCTGTAGGTTCACCCATATAAACACAGGTACTATATCCATTTAGATATTGAGGGTCTTGTATTATTTTATTTCTTGCATGCTCTATATATGTATAGCATTTATCTGATGATGAAAAAGGAAAATTAACCATAGGAAAATTTACCCAAGTAGCACTTTCACCGAGCGCCCATAATATTGTTATTACTGGAATCCACATCTTTTACTCACTTTCTTTAGGTATGCAATAAACTTTGAGAAAGATTTTGTCTCCTGCCTGTCTTTGATGTAAGTCTTGTTGTCGCATTTTTTCTGCATATTCAAGGCACGTATCCAAATCATTGAAGTAGACATTTTCTTTTATATCCGTTCCTTGTAGTATTACTAACATCATCCATAACATTTTAATTCCATAAATTTGTTAATGCATAGTCGTTAGCACAACCACAAATATCGTTTAACAATCCCATTGCCATTGCATAAAATATTATAAATATAAAAAATACACTTACTATATATATAATGTATTGTAGTATATTATATAACAACGTACTTGTCAAGCAAATTTTCTAAAACGTGCAGTCTTTTTTGCAATACCTTTAGGTTGTTTAGTAAACTGTTTACCTGCTTTTTTGCCTTTTCTTTTTGCTTTTGTAGTCGCTGCAT